ATTATCAAAATCTGATAACTTATCCTTTAAAGATTTAATTAAATCATCATCATCTTGCAACCTTTCTGGACTGACAAGGTGGCAATCAATAAGATTACAAAGAATTTGTATTTCTTTTGCATCTAGTTCCACAAAGAACTCTGACCAATCTTTAACGTCATCTGGGTATTTATATTTTGTTATATTCATAATGTTATTCCTTAAATTGATTAATAAAATTTAGTTATGAGTAGGGGTTATAATTATTAAATAATCATTGGTCAAGCGCTTATTTTCCAACAGCTGAACAATAAACAACCAAAACAGCCCAGACTGGCAGAGTTCAGCCATAATACAGCTAAAACTTTTTTTTAACTATTTTATTAATAAGATGTTTGCAGATGTTGCAAACGAATCAAAATTTACACGTTTGCAAACATTTGACACAACCTGCAAACAAGTTCAGACTGGCTGAGTTCTGCGGTTTTATTCTCTGTTTGTGCAGAGATGTTGTAAGAATGGCAATCACAAGAGTGCAAACAATCTCTATATATCCTTTAAGGATATAGAGATGTTGCAACGTTTGCAGAGTTTTTAACATTTGTTTTTTGTGCCTATTTTATTTATAATTAGTTAATGAATTTAAAAAGGAATCGAATCAAATGGCTGGACAAAAAATCACAAGGCAACAGTTAAAACATATTAAGGATAATTACCCAGAAGAATCAGAATTGGAAAATCTATTATTTGAGGCTGTTATAAATGGTGCTTCATTTAGTAAGATTGTGAAAGGTCAAATTGAATCTTTAAAAGGCTTTACCAGAAAAGGTAAGGGCTCTTTAACGTGGGGTTTGTTTTATAAGTACCTTGACACGCCCAGCAAGGCTTTTCCAGAAGGGAAAAGGGAAGCCCTAACACATGCACGAGAGCAATACCAGATTCAAAAGGCTCAAGATTTAGCAGCTGAAACTGTAGAGATTGCCGACTCAACTGACCTTGATAATGAGTCTATCAATAAAAGTAAGCTAATGATTGATTCACGCAAGTGGCTCGCTGGTTCTTACAATGCCCAGTTTAAAGCTGGTGCAACCAATCAAGTTCAAGTTAATATTTCAACGAATGACCTTCATCTGGAAGCTCTAAAGAAAGTATAAACTGTTCATTTATTACAATGATTGAACAATTAACAGCAATTATTACTGTAAAAGATGTATTAGCTTTTTGCTAAGTTATTGATTTAATTGACTTTTCTGAGCCAAGACCCCCCCTTGTCTTGGTATATGTGGGGGTAGGGGTTACCAATTTCCAACCTACCAATCTAAAAAAAAATTTGATAAACCCTAGCGAATATAACAATATCTTGTATCTATACTAACTAGCAACCCCTACATAATGTATATATACCTAGCAAAAAAAAATTTTTTGTTATAGAATAACCTTTTATAACGCTAAATGTAGCGACAAAAAGGAATCAACTATGGTTACTCGGTATGATGCTCAATATGACGTACATGACTTATTAGTCAAAAACCTACCAGAAGTTAAGAAAGAAAAAACTTCTAACCCTAAGAAATCTAAAAAAACAAAATCGGTTAAAACATAATGAAAGATATTTACGAAGCTAAAGACGTAGGCGATATGTATGGTGAGTCAGACTCAGAATTTTATGACGGCAACGAAAATGGAGAGCCTAGCAACGAAGATTTAACTGGAACAGTTAGCTCCGCTATAGATGATGCCGTTGATTTTATCGACAACACCATTTCGCCAATAAGAGCTACTGCCATTGAATATTACCAAGGGTTGCCATTCGGCAACGAAGAAGCTGGGCGAAGCCAAGTTGTTAGTAGAGATGTTCACGATACTATCGCTGATATTATGCCTAGCCTTATGCGTATCTTTTTCTCAACAGAGAATGTTGTTGATTTTGTACCTTTCGGCAGAGAAGATATTAAGAGTGCCGAACAAGCTACCGATTTTATTAATAGCGTAGTTTTACAACAAGACAATGATGCCTTCACAACTTTTTATAACGCTTTTAAGGATGCCTTACTTTGTAAGAATGGTATCGTTAAGTATTGGTGGGATGATAACTACCATGCCGAGTATTTTGAATACGAAGCATTGGATGATGACGCTCTGGCTGTTTTAGAGTCGGATAGCGAAGTTGAGATTATCAAAATTAAATCCTACCCTGACCCAGCATATCCTACTCCAGAAGCAACTGTCCAAGTCAACCCAGAGGATATGGGCGACATGATGGAAGGTATGATGGGAGGTTCTGGCGAGTTAATGGAAGAAGAACTGCCTATGGAAGATACAATCGTTGATGAGACTGTTGTTGAGGGTATGCCAGAAGCTGAAATGTCTCCAGAGCAGATGATAGAGCAACTCTTACCACCACAGGCTCAAGAGGTTATTCCTGAGTTAATGCAACAATCTATGATGATACCACAGTTGCATGATGTGAAGTTAAAGAGAAAAAAGGATGGTGGTTGCATTAGAGTAGAAAGCCTACCACCAGAAGAATTTCTTATAGACCGCAACGCAACCTCTATGGATGATGCGTATTTAGTCGGTCATAGACGTTATCTTACTGTATCAGAACTTGTTGAGATGGGTTACGAGTATGATGATGTTATGCAATATGCGTCTCCTTATGATATGGAAATGGATGATAACGCTGAATACAGAGCTAGACACCCTCTAGGTGTTGATACGACTGACAGCGACCAAGACGATAGCAACCTTAAAGTGCAGTATATCGAAGCCTATATGAAGATTGATATGACTGGTGATGGTATGGCAGAATTAAGGCGAGTATGTTGTCTTGGTGATAGCTACGAAATTAGAAAAAACTATCCTTGTTCACATATACCTTTTGTATCTTTCTGTCCTGACCCAGAGCCACATACGTTTTTTGGAACGTCTATAGCAGATGTTACACAAGATATACAGAAAGTGAAGTCTATGATACTTCGTTCTATGTTAGATAGTTTAGCTTTATCTGTTCATCCTAGAGTTGCTGTTGTTGAAGGACAAGCAAATATCGAAGATGTAATGAATACAGAGGTTGGCGGTATTATCCGTACTCGTAACGCTGGTGCAGTACAACCTTTTAACGTACCCTTTGTCGGTCAACAAGCCTTTCCTATGTTGCAATACATGGATGAGATAAAAGAAAATCGAACTGGCATATCTAAGGCATCAATGGGATTAGACCCTGATGCTCTACAATCTGCTACAGCTTCTGCTGTTAATGCAACTGTTCAAGGCGGACAACAGCATATTGAGTTGATAGCTCGTATCTTTGCTGAGAAAGGTATGAAGCCATTATTTAAAGGTATCTTAAAACTTTTAAGTACCCATCAAGATAAAGAACGAATGGTACGATTAAGAAACGAATGGACACCTATCGACCCTAGAGCATGGGATGCTGGTATGGATGTAGTTGTTAATGTTGGTCTTGGCAATGGTTCTTCACAAGAAAGGATGCAATATCTAAGTGTTATATCTGGTAAGCAAGAACAGATATTACAAACATTAGGTGTTGACAATCCTTTAGTTGAGATGACTCAATACAGAAACACAATGGCAAAGATGGTAGAGCTTGCTGGATTTAAAGACGCTGGAATGTTCTTTAAAGAAGTACAGCCTATTTCACCAGAGCAAAAAGCTATGATGCAACAGAACAAGAAACCTGACGCTGCTGAACAGTTAATCCAAGTACAGATACAAGAGATACAGGCTGATATGGCTAAATCTGCTGCACGATTAGAGCTTGATAAAGAGAAAATGAAACGCTCTGATGACTTAGATAGAGACAAGCTAGACTCTGAAATACTACTAAAAGCAGCTGAAATTGAAGCTAAATATGGTTCTAAAGTAGAAACAGCAGTTATACAGGCTTTAGTTGAAAGAGACAGGGAACAAATGAAACAACAACAGAATCTTATAAGTACAATGAATAGAGGTATTCCTCAATGACCCAAGAAATAGATGATATTATTTTATTTGGTAAAAATGCAAAACGAATATTAGAGGACATAACTTTTAAGACTGTATTAGAAAGTATTAAGGAAGATGTATTCCATGATTGGCAAACAACGTCATCAACTCAAGAAAAAGAACGAGAAAAATTATATTCTCTCTTAAAGGCTATAGACCTTTTAGAAGAAAAAATGTGGGCGGTTTCTGATAACGCTCATGTTCTTAAAATTAATTCAGACAAATTAAAAAGTAGAAAATAATATAAAAGGAGTTTAAAATGAGTGAAGCGACACCCCATATAGCGGATGAGCCGTTGGAATCGCCAGATAATTTACAAACACTAGACAAGGTAACTAAAATTTTGGAGCGTCAAAACGCCAACCAAAATGAGGAAGCCCAAGACCAGTCGGTAGAAACACAAGACGTTGATACTGGCGAGGAATATGAAGATTCTTATGAAGATAGCTCTGATGAATATGAAGCAGAGTCTTATGAGAGTGAAGAAGATTCCGAACTGTATGCAGACGAACAAATCGAAAGTGATTCGGAAAGCACACCAGAAGCAGAGCCATTATATAGAGTTAAAATAGATGGTGAAGAATTTGATGTACCGCTTGATGAATTACGGAATGGATATTCAAGGCAACAGCATTTTACGAAACAAAGTCAAAAACTTGCAGAAGAAAAGAAAGTTTTTGCTACTGAGTTTCAACAAGTACAAGAGGAACGGCAACAATATGTCCAACTTTTGAGTGCATTAGAGAGCCAAATAAAGAATATGGACTCTCAGCCAGAGCCTGATTGGGACACCCTGTATGAAACAGACCCCATTGAAGCCAGCAGACAACAACATGAGTGGAATCGTTTTAATCAAGCGAAGAATGAAAAACTTCAAGCTGCACAAGCTGAAAAGCAAAGGGTAGCCCAGATTGAACAAAGAGAGCAAATGGAACAATATAAAACCTTGCTTTCTCACGAAGCTCAGAGGCTACAAGAGGTTATTCCAGAATGGAAAGACCAAAAGAGAGCAGCAAAGGAACAACAAGATTTAAAGAAGTATCTTATAAATCAAGGAGTTTCCGAAGAAGAAGTTTCTGCTCTAGTAAAAGCTGACCACGTTAAGGTTTTACGAAAAGCAATGTTGTATGATAAAGGCAAAAGAAAGGTTTCTAACCAAAAAAATAACCCACAAAAAAGAACTAGGGTTATGAAAAGTGGAGCGAAACTAGCACCAAAAGTTCAAGATAAATTTAAGAAAGCGACCTCTAACTTAAAAAAGAGTGGGAAATGGCAAGACGCACATCAAGCCGTTTCTATGTTGTTAAACGAATAAACATTTATAAGGAACTAAACCAATGACAATCATTGCAAATACCTTCACAAGATACGCTTCAATAGGTATCAGAGAAGAACTATCTAATATTATTTATAATATTAGCCCAGAGGAAACACCATTTATGTCAAATGGTGGTAGAGAAACTGTAAGAAATACATTCTTTGAATGGCAAACAGATTCCCTAGCAAATGCAGCTCACAACTATCACATTGATGGTGATGATATTGCAACTTTCCCAGCAACAGAGCCAACAAGCAGAATCGGAAATTACACAAATATTTCCAGAAAGTTAATCATCCTAGCAGACAACTTGTCTGTTATTGACGCTGCTGGTCGTACTTCTGAGCTTGCTTACCAAATCACAAAAATGGGTCAAGAATTAAAAAGAGACCAAGAGCATACTTTACTTGCTAACCAAGTAGCAGTAGGCGGTGGAACTGGTACAGCTAGAAGAACTGCTGGTTTACCAGCATGGTTAAAAACAAACTCTAGC